GATTGTCGCACGCGGTATCATATGCAACGTCCGCGTCGGAAAGGTATTCGATGTGTCTAACGATACCTTGAAAGACTTCTGCGACCGCAACGTCGGCTTTATCGTCCGCTGGGATGACCTTGCCGGATGGTCTGTTTTGTCGCTGTTCATTGGTTACTAACCTGACATGCTGTGGCAGCTTGTTAATCGTCAGGCAGGGACGCGCGTTGATCGTCTGACCCTGCACCGCGCCTCTGGTCGCCAACACGTCGGCAGGCCATTGATATTGGTTATCTGGCGAGCCAGCCATAAATCGCAAGTCGTCTAATTCGTCTTCCCTACTGTCAGCGTAGGCGGCAGAGGCAACAGTAAAACGATGACGCATAGTAGCCAAACGGTCGCCTTCAGACGCATCCGATACTTTTCCAGCGCCCTCTACATCACTAGCAGCCATAGAATCTATTGCCTTTCCGCGAGTTCTCAGACCCCGGTATAATTTGGAGATTATCGACTACGTGTAGTCCTGAAACGGTTTTACCTCTAAGCGGTATAATATGATCTACGTGCCATGGAAAGCCATACGCCTGTGAAAGTTCATGGGCCAAGTCGTAGAATTTCTTTATATCAGTAAAATCTTGGTCTGTCAGCCATTTAGGAGTGCGTTGCTCTTGAGCCGCGCGTCGTTCAGCTACTTTAGCATTTCTGTGCGCTGGGTTACGTTTTTTCCAGCTAGAAGATATATTTAAATATTTATCCCAGTTTTTAGCCTGCCAATTAGCGTTTTTGGCTTTTACTTTGTCTGGGTTATTTACGCGCCAGTTTCTGTATTGTTCTGACGTGCGTTCGGGGTGATTCGCGCGATAATTAGCGCAATGTTTGCGCGCTTTTTCAGGGTTGGCTCTATTCCATGCCAAAGCAGCATCCTTAGCGCATTGGACGCATTTACGACTGACCGTATATCGGCCTGTTGTATGCCCTTTGCGGCATGGTATGCCAACATCGTAGATTAGCATTTACCGCTTTTCTTGCTCATGCCACCTTTTTTAGCAGCCGCACGTTTAACTGAATACGCAATTGCAACGGCTTGCTTCTGTGGCTTGCCAGCCTTCATTTCAGCCTTGATGTTCTTACGCATGGCGTTTTTGGATGATGACTTAACTAACGGCATCAGCGTTTTCCTTTAGCTGTCTTCGCGGATCTAACAAACGCTTTAGCTGTCGGCGCACCTTTAGCCCCAACCTTCCGCATTTTTTCGCCCGATCCGGCGGCTATACGCGCGCGTTTAGCATGAATATTACTGTAAAGACCTGGTTTACTTGCCACAGTTCCATCTCCGCATTGAGGCTTTAGCGCGTTCAGCATTTTTTGACTTAGCGACTACGCCTGCCATTCTTGAGCAAAAGGATTTTTTACGTCCTTCATCCGCTTTAGTTTTAGGATTCGGGGCTGGCGGCTTGAGATTACTGCCTGTAGCTTTATTGTAACGCTCTCTTCCTTTAGCGGTCAAACCAGCGCCAGCTTTCGTGGATAGTTTTTCACCTCTACCAACAGATAGTGAAACAGACTTTTTAGCCATTTAATGCGCCATCCAACCAGAGGAATTACCGCCGCCAGCATACGTGACGCGGCGCTGGTTGTCTACTCGTTGCTCGCGTCTGGCGACAGGAAATGCGAAGGTTACTGCAATAGCGTCCGCTGCGTCAGGTGAGGCCAGCCCTCTCGACTTCATGTCCTTTTTGCTTTCGAGAAAAATAGTTCCTTTACTGTCAGGCTTCATCATAGGCCCGATCAGGTCTGACTTTAGATACCTGTCCTTTGGTATGCTCGCGTCTTTCAGCCACTCTTTCATCGCGCCCCACATCTCTGCGCGCTTGTTACCATACATCATAGGTTTCGTGGACTTATTGCCGAAGTTCACACCGCGCACCTTGTAGCGCTGTTCCTTCAGCCGATCCACGACACCTGCGCCGAGTCCGCCCTCGTCGATCACAACGAGAGCGGGCTTATACTCTTCGATCACGTCGATAACCCGCCCGACGACCTCCATCGTGTCGTCGCCGCGGTGCCGTCGTATGCTCAGTATGTCGCGGCCCTGCCTTATGGCGATGACGGTGGCGTCGGCACCAAAGCGTGCTGGATCCACTCCGACCACGATGGGCGCGGACTGGTCGGATATAGCGGGACGTTCCATTGCCTCGTCAACCAGCGCGTTTCCGATGAACTGGTCGTCGCTCGCGTTGGGGAACTGACCGTAGACCTCGACGTGGGCTGCGCTTGAGTCGGGGCCATACTCGTCAATGATCTGTTGGTAGACGGCCTTATCCGTGCCTTCGACGGAGCGGGCATCGACAATTTTATTTCGCCAAAAGTCTCGCTTGGAGTTAAAACACTCATAAAAGTAACCAGAGTTACGACGGGGGTTGCTGAAGCACAACCAAAAGCGATTAGGGGTATTTTCCGTAAAAAAGCCCGCTGCAACTGACCAGATACTATCATCAATTCCGCTCGCCTCATCGAATACCAGCATGACACCCGCGAAGTTATGCACGCCAGCGTAAGAGTCTGGATTCTCTGCACTCCACAACCGCCCTTCTACGCTCCAATAGCGCGTTCCGAGTTTCAGATCTTTTTCTACTAATTCCGCTATCCATTTAGCCGGAAGCACTCGCGTCGCGCTGACCTCGAACCAGTGACTGTGTATCGACATACTCAGCCACTTGGTGATCTCAGCCCATGTGACGCTGCGGAGCTGCGCCTCTGAGTTAGCTGAAACTATCGTGGTAGAACCTATTCTTGTCGTCAGCATCCAAATTGTCAGCCAACTGACTAGCGCGGACTTACCAATACCGCGCCCAGATGATACTGCAAGGCGCAGTGTCTCAAAGTCTATCTTACCGTTGTTCGCTTTGATGTGCTCGCGCAGCTCGATCAGAACCTCGCGTTGCCATTGGCGTGGGCCATCAAAGTGTTCAAGCGGTGTCCCAGGTTTCTTCCACGGAAAGGTCAGGCGCACGAACGCGAGCGGGTCGTTCTTGAGCGTTGGACTCCAGAGCGTTGCCATCAGCTTCTGTTCTTCTTCCGCTGAGTAAATCGGCACTTGCATCCAATACCTGCCCTTCGATAACTCTGGTCTGCGCTTCTTCAAGCGCCGCTAATATAGATATGCGTTGCTCGACTTGGATCTGCATCGACTGCGGCGCAGTCCACTTATGCACATGCTTTAGTATATCAAGCGCCGCTTTAGTGTCGCCGTTTAACGCGGCTGTGCGTAAGACGCCGGCCATCTCCATCTCGCCTTCAGCGCGGCCTTTGATCTCTGCATATTCCGCAATCGGGTCGAGCTGTATCAATCGCCGATACTCAGTCGGCAACATCCCAGAAGCTAACGCCAATGCGTCGCCTTTGAGTCCGCGTTTAGCGGCTTCGTAAATCTTTTCTAGCCGTGCTTCGGTTGCCCGTATTTCGCGCGGCTCATGGGGGATGGAACTAAAGCCACCATCTGCATAGAAAGCCATAAAAAGTTTTATAGCACACAAAAATAAAAAATAAAAAAGTTTGTGCAGTCCCTGCGTAGATATTCCCAGACCACGCAAGGCCCAGGCCCCCTCCCAATTGTCAACTAAACCAAATGTAAACCAATGTCAACTAAGTTTACATAAACTAAAGTAGGGTAGTTCGGGTAATCGAAAAACAAATCGCTCCGACCAATTGCAAACAGGGAATTCCCTGGGGAAGTTTGTAGTTTTCATCGCGGCGGGGGCGATAGGGCAGTTCGGGTAATTTAGGGTAGTTTTTTTTTGCCCTTTTATATTCATACGCCTCATTAAAAGTTAGAATACTAATCTGATATACTATTACTGTTTACATTTATATTCCGAAGGTTGTAGGTCTAGTATTACCCTAACTACCCTAAATCTGGATTATCCCCTGCCAATTCAAGGGGTTGCTGACAACCTAAAAACTTACCCAAACCTATACCTTTTGTTTACCCTACTTTTTACCTTTTGTAATAAATCTATTGACAAGATACGCGAATTGTGAAAAAGTCAAATCATCAGAGGAGCAAATCACATGCGAACCATTCAGATCATCGAAACCATCGTGTTTACCATCGCCGCGACGTTATTTGTCCCGCTGATGGCTGTTGCAGTCCTATATTTTTGCTACGCGTAACAAATCAACATAACAATTTAGGGTAGTTTGTGTAATAAATCCACAGGGGAAAAGATCATGTGGTTCACAACATCAAGCGGACGAATTGAGCTTCAACTGACACAAGATGACGTTGACATGGGCTATCACTCAGGATCATGCGACAGCGACATCGCGGACTTGCGTCGAGTGCCACGTATCGCCGCGCAACTGGACGCGATAGACCCAGCGCTGTTGCGGTCTGAGCTTAAAGAGTATGGCGCATGGAATGCCGATGACTTGGCAGATCACGACGCAAATCAGTCCCGCATACTTTGGTTAGCGTGCGGCGATCTGTTCGACAATCCAAACGATGAGGCGTGAAATGACAGCAATCAAACTAAATCACAATGGCGCATGGCAAATATCGGCGCTCATAGATAACTATTTAGTGACGCGCACATATTATGGCTACACCAAACGCGAGGCGATCGCGCAATTTAAATGCGATTTTATGTAACAAATCCACATAGGGGAACAAGACAATGGCTGATATTTACGACCAACACAGAAAAGCATTTTCTAACGTGGCCGCGCACGTCATTCTTAAAGACGGCGAGCCTGTCGCAACCATCGCGTTTAAATTCCCGCGCGATGGCGCAGGACGTGTCTATGCCTACGTGCACTGGACGGGGACAGAGATGATCCGAGGCTTTGCTGGCGGCTATGGCTATGACAAGCAAACCGCCGCTCTGGCTGATGCAGCAAACAAATTATACACACGCCCAGACTATGAAGAGAACACGCGCAACCATGCGATCAAATCGCTGTCTGGTTTTATCTATGCCTTAAGCAAGGACAGCGGCGCGCATTGGGATAACGCATTGCGCGAGGCAGGCTTCACAGTTTACGGAGCGGTTTAATCATGTGGATAGCTGGCTACAACAACCCGGGCTACATGCCGGAAACTGACCCTGAGGCTTTCGAGACGTTTGAAGAGGCGCAGGATTATCTGACCTACATTCTCGATCAATTCGTGGATGATTGGGACGTGGGTGAAAACGATGGCGATGAATATAACCGCGCCATCCATTTCATACAGTCTGTTAAACCTGCATCAATAACCGTTAATGCTGGGCGCTATGTGTTCTGGATAGAGGAGAATAACCAATGAAATTCACGTATTATTTTGATGAGCTTGAACTAATCAAGGGCTATGCCGTCATGGCGGCGGGTGAAGTTGACGTCGACTATAACATAGCGCCAGCGGAACCCGATGTTGGCATATTCGAGCCATGGATCACTGATATTGATATTACGTCCATCACGTTAAACAGCAACAAGAAAGACGTGCCAGCACTAAACCTCTCACAAGACCTTTGGCTTTATAAGCTCATCCATGATGCGCTCATAGACAGTGATGATTTATTAGGGGCTTGTGCTGAAGATGCTGGCGAAGATAAGAGGGACTACTAACCATGTCTAAGATGAAAGACTATTATGAATTTTTGCAAATGTTGTATCGACTCGATACTGACGCCTTGCGCGTCATGCTGGAATACGAGTGCGATGACTTTAGACGCCAGTTGATCGAAGGCGAGATAGGGGCGCGGTCGTGATCGAATATCCAAAAATAATTGACGATCCCGTGAAAAGATCATTCTTTGACGCTGGGTGGTATGCCGCCATTGACGCGGCGCTAAAAGAAACCGAATCGCTAACCGGCGATAAAGGAACGGCGAGCAGCGGACTGTCGCGCACCTTCAGAACAATGGCGAAGTTAAGAAAACTAAGGGAATATCCAAATGACAATAGAACCGCAAAGACATCTTAAAGACCCAGCAGCACTAACGCCCTATGAGCAGCGCATCTGGGATATGCGCCAGCAAGGGCTGACAAACCAGCAAATAGGCGAAGCAATGAACCAACTACCGGGCAGCATTGCGTCGCGTATCAAAGTCATAAAAGAGAAAGTGGAACTCCAAGATGCGCTCCGCATGGTGGGATAAAGACACAGAGAGGGAAGGCGACGTGTTTGTAAGAGAGATCATTGCTGAAGTGGCGGATGAATTTCTAATCTTCCCGTCAGACATCGTCGCCCACAAGAACAAGCCCAAATATACAATCGCTCGCCATAAAGCTATGTGGCGAGCTAGGCATGAGACACACTCAAGCTATCTGAAACTAGCGCGCATATTCAAGCGCGACCATTCCACGATCATCTATGGCGTTAAATGTTGGGAGGCGAGACTAAATGGCACACAATACAAAAGAACAAAGCGCTCTAGCGGTGCTGATAACAGTAATAGTCGAAGTTCTACTGGGGCTTAAATGATGTATACATACCAACTCATAGATCCGGCCCTGCTATACGACGGGCTTGGGATCTGCTATTAAAGGGGACGTGTTGACCTCCCCTAGACTTGGCCCTGCGCCTCACGGCGTGGGGTTTCTTTTTAACGTATTTATACTTACGGGCCGTAATAGTTGCGCGGCCTAAAGTAATTAACTGGCCCCATGCGAGACTTGCCGAACAAATATTCGTCTGTTTCATCGTAAGGATAGCCGGGAGATGGCGGGATCTGCGCCTGTGATAGATCGCCATAGAACGGCTGCGCTTGATAGTGTATAGGAGGCGGCTGCATATAGTCATTATAACCCGCCATAATGTTAGCGAGGTTATTCGTCATACGGTCGCGCATATATTCATAAGCGGTGGGATCGTTGTATAATGTGCTCTTAAGCCGCGCTAATGAGTTTCTAATGCGCGGGCTAAGTTGCCGCTGCGATAGCGGAACCGCGGGAGCGTTAGGATCCGCTTCGATTAAACCCATTAGGTCAGCCATGACAAACACCGAATACGAAAGGCGGCTAAAAGCCCTTCAGCAGGAAGTTAGCGGCGCTTATCTTAAAGGATATGAGGAAGCTAGGCAACGCTCACAATGGACGATCACCGCCGCCGTGGACGAAAGCAACCGCCTTCGCTTGGCGCTCGAAGAGGCGCTGGCCGAGGTTGACGAAACAACAAAAATAAAAATTCTTGCAGTAATGCAAAGGCGAACATGAGCTAACCCTCCATAAGGGTCAGACCATGATCACACCGTTTCTCATAAATGTCAACGGCATAGCCCTTCCTTGCAGGTGTGATAGACGATCTTCGTCAACTCACATCCACTTAGGCTTAGACTTATCAATATGCACAACATTGTTATCTTCAGTCTTGACATCTGTCTTCACCGTATTTTCGAGCATGTTACGCAATTGAGATTTATTATACTTAATCAACATCTCAGGCGCGCAGAACATGTGTTTCTTGGTCTGATGCTCTTTTGTGCCAACAGAACCACAGTCAATCCATTTGGCCTCTTTGAGCGCCTGAAATAGCGCCGCTGGCGGGATCTTCATCTTGGTAAACGGCGCGTCATCATCCTTGGATAACTCTTGGCATATCTTATGGAATGGGCTACCGATAACGCGGCGCGTAAACGGGTGCTTCTGGTTATTGATAGCGTCTAAGATGTAACTCTCAGCGATGGACATGCCGCTCTCGATCAGCGAACGCTTGTAGTCTGTCAGAGGCGGGAACATGCCAGGATTGAACTTAGACACATCGCGATCATGCAGCCAGCCAGCGATAGCGTTGAAACCTTCCTTCTGATACCAAGCGGCCATCTCCGCGCCGTCCTCACTATTCATACGCGGCGACGTTGACCACACACAGAACCAGCGACGGTCGGACGACTCAAGCGTGATCGGTAAGCGATGGTTGGTGAACGCCAGCACAAATAGACGGTTGAGCATATAATACGGATGCAAGCCCTTACGGTTGATAGAGATAAGATCCGGCGGCGCAGCGATAAGCGGCTTAAGTTGGTTAGCCAGCGCGCGGCGCTCAACGGCCTCGCCTTCCTTCAGCTCGTTAAGAACAACGATCTCGCTTTCTAAAAGATAGCCCCACTGATTGTTTATCAGCTCGTTTTTAATCAGGCCATAGTTGCGCTGGAACGGGCCGCAGATGCTCCATATAAACGGTGCCCACATAAGATCCTTGCCAGCGCCTTCATCGCCGCCATGCAACACCGCATGATTAATTTTAAGCTCTGGATGTTGCAACTTGAACGCCATCATGTCAAAGATGTGCTCGCGTTCAAAGTCTGTTGGCACAAGTGTCTCACAATGCTTCAGCCAACGATCTATGCTTGTTGTTGAGTGTGTAATCTCTGGGCGCGCGTCAATCCATTTATTGCCATAGATAAGACCATCGCGCGTAACAAGCGCCTTCTCACCCGCTGCGTAAGTAATCTCATTGACAAGTTCGCCTCCTGACGCCTCACGGTTTTCATCAAAGTATGTTGACGCTTCGATGCGACGATTAGTATGTATCGACACGCATTTAGTGCCACGAAAGATTGCATTAAAAGACGCGCGCGACACCTCACGACGATTAACTAAATTAAAATAACCATCATCAGTTACAACATAGGCCCATTCTTTAAACCATTTACCGCGATCTTCTACTTTTGCAGTTAATATGTCAGCTTCAGTCTGACGCGCTTTCGCATCATCTGGAAACGCCGCAGTTGGTTCTATGTTAGCGCGCACCTTCTTACCAAGATCTGTTAGCAGTTCACTCCGCAAACCTTGCTTCTCTTGCGGCCCACCATTGTCAGCAACCCATTTTAAAAAATAATTGCTGTCGATCTTGTCTCTGCAATGTCCGTGAAAACAGAAATATGATCTAGTCGATGACTGATAGCGGCCTTCTAATCCTTCGCTATGCTCTGCATGATTAGGACAGATGACGCTGCGCCAGCCTTCATTGTTGTTGCTGGATAAGATAAGATTGTTCTCGTTCAGCCATGCTGTTACATTATCACCGCCAGTATCTTTAATGCGTATGTGGTGCCCGCGCGCTGTGTTCGCCTCTCCTGGCGTTACATCAAGAGCGGTGCAAATCTGATCGAGCGAGAACAAACGGTCTGGGTGAAACTCAAGCAACTTAGCGGCAAAGTTGTTACGCCCGCGTTTAAAGTTTACGCTGCCAGGGAGACGAAAGTTACGCACGGGATTGACCGCGCCCTTGTCGGTGTAGAGCGCGTCAGCTATGGCGTTGATCGCTGCGCTGAATTCATTCGTTGTTGGCTGATTATCTGGATTAAAAGCATAGCCCCACTGAATAGAACCTTCGCTTGTTTCCATCTTCCACGTAGGTTCTAACGGCGGTATCTTTAGTTGACCGTAATCTTTCAACGATCCAATATCATCTAACATCATAACAAGAACGTAATCACAATTAGCGGCTGACGCGCTAACTTTACCGTCAGTAAAACGCTCTAATATGTAGCAGCCTGTGTTACCATACCACGCATCGCCTTCGCGTATGCGCGCTTGATCTGGTAAGTAAGCAGGATAAGTTGAATCGGGCGTTCCGTCAGGGAAATAATAAATCTGACCGTCACGCTTCTTTAATACTTGTTTAACAAACAGTGCTGTCTCGCCATCAAATGCAAGGCTT